GTTTTTAATTGAGCCTCCAAACTTAGTGACTTCAATTCCATCAGTAGCGTTAAAACCTGAGAAATGCCTAAACTTTTCTACCTTGAGCTTGCAACGAGAAATCTGTATGACTGAATGCGAATAAAGACTGTAAACGACCGACACGGTGTAATTTACGCCTGATGAAGTAACAAAATTGTTCATATGCAGGAACATACCTCCATCAATAGGTTGTTCATAAGCTTCTTCACGTCTCCCATCAGGGAAAAAAGTTAAGAGATCATCGCGGATTTTGAATTCATACAACCACTTATTTAAGCTTGTTGTTTGCCCCATTAGAATCTCTTTAGGAAAAATGTGGGTTGCGACTATGACTTCGGGTTCAACTGCCTCCAGAAATTTATCCAACTCTCTCAAGTTCCAGTAGTGTAGCTCGTCATGGAGAAGCAACCGCCGCCCTTTAACTCTAAGCACGGACGGAATCAGATCTTTGACAGAGGTGCCAGTTCCATCATAATTATCGGAAAATAATTTTTTTTTTTTGCTTTTTCAATGAAGAAATTGTCAGAACCATAACGAAAAATGTCTTTACTTGTAACAAACCTATTTAGACTTTGCAATGTGGTCATTTTACTTCGATTCCTAAGATAAGCTAATTTAGAATCTTTCATACTTACAACAAAAAAAGAATTGTCAATGTAAGAAGGTAAAACATTAAGTAAAAGGTGATTTTCTAAAGTTTTACAAGCCGGATGGCTATGAGTAACAAAAGAAAAGGGGCTAAGGTATACACCACTTTCAGATAATTTTTGTTTTGCGTAATCACTGAGGTGATAGGCAAAATGCTCATTACCAAATTTCTCCTTCTTTTCAAAATTGTTGACCGCGGTCTTTGTTATTCTACTCTGCTCCTCAGAAGTGAATTTTGATAGGACGGTTTCGGCGGAAGTTCTATACTGGAAGGCCATTATAGGGAGTGTGGGATGAGACAGTTTCAAGGATTCGAGAATCGTTGTTGCTG